AAAACTATTGGGGGTATAGATACTAATCAGTCTGGCTTAACTCCTAATGAACTAGCTTATATAGCTGATAGTGGGGCTATTACTAGCACTAATACAGGTGAAATTGCAGGACAAGCATTATCTCCAACAACTTTACTTATTAAAAACCAATATGACATGTTGTTTGATTAAAAGGATTAAACATGAGTAATTTAATTAGAGTAACAAAAGATGGTGTCACGAAAGATTTTAGTTCTTTAGAGGATGCAAAAAAAGAATTTCCTGATAGTGAATATCTAGTTGTTACTGACCATACTCCTGCTGCTAAAAAAGCAAAGGAAGAAAAAATAGTTCGTGAAAGAGCTTGGAGAGATGCTGAATTACTAAGGACTGACACTATTGTTGATTTAAGTGATTATCCAAATAAAACAAATATGGTGGCATACAGAAAAGAACTGCGCGATTGGCCTAGCACAACAAATTTTCCTGTGAGTACAAGACCTGTATTGAAGACTGACTAATGAAAGTTGCTAATACACCTATGCAAATTAACTGGAAGCAAGTTGCTGTACAAAAGCAGCAAAGGCTTGAGACAGGAGGTAAAGGAGAAACATTGAAGCAGATGTCTGATATTCAAATAGATGTTTATAGTAAGCAAGCTAAAAAGATAGAAGTGCATAGTATGTCTTCTTCTGTTAATTATTCTGTTTAAAGGTAGCTATTAAATGTATACACAATTAGTTATAGATTTTTTTAAAAAAGTTTTAGAAACTATAAAATCTTGGATTCTATTAGCTTGGAAAACTGTAAGTTCTGCTGAGTTTTGGATAGTTCCTCCTAAAGATATAGAAGTTTGTACTACTCCTTTAGAAGTAATTGCAGATAAAGGAATAGAGCCTGAAACAGGTGAATTATATATAGATCCTAAAACTAATGCTCCTTATATAGATCCTATGACTAATAAACCTTATCCAGAGATTAATTTAAATGGAAAAGATTGAAGCTTTAGAAGTGGCCTTAGAAGCCCTTGAAAAAATCGCTAAACATGAAAAAGAGTGTGGCGAAAGATGGGCAGAGGCTTTAACAGAATTAAAAAATTTAAAAGTAGCTACTGACAATCATGCACAAAGATGGGAAAAAGTAGCATGGCTTGTTATAGGTACAGTTATTACTACTGGTGCTGCTGCATCAGTTACATTATTAAGTATTTAAACGGAGTAAATTATGCAACCTAGTAATCCTAATACACCTAGTTCTATTTCAAATAAATTATCTGGTGGAGTTAACGATATTTATTTATCAGAAAATTCTAAAGTTTCTGGAGGAAACAGTAATATATATCTTACAGATGGGCAACAAGTTCCCGGTGGAGCTAACGATATTTATATTACTGAAAATATTAAAATAGCAGGAGGAGCTAACGATATTTATCTTTCTGATAATCAAGCTACTCCTCGTTCAGGTATTTATTTACAAGATAATAAACCTGTATAAGTAAAAAGGTTAAAGTTATGGCTAGAAAGTCTGCAAAAAATAAGAAAGCTTTAAAAAGAAAAAATGAAGCTATGAAGCGTAGTCGTGTTTTAAGACAGGATTATACTGTGGGTGGCAGAGTGAAAGCCTTTAATGGTCTTCCAGATGGTGTTCAGGAAGCTATAGATGCTGCGCGGAAAGCAGAAGAGGAAGCAAGAAGAAAAGCTTCTGTAGATCAAGATAAGTCACCTAAAGAAGCACAACAGGCTCAAATTCAACCTACGTCTACGCCTCGTGTGGAATTACAACCACCTATTCGTAGGAAAGTAGTTCCTAGTAATTTAGTCCAAAGTGTTGTAGATAAAGTTAAAACCCCTACTAAACCTTCTTTGGGTAGAGGTCAATCACAAGTAGCTAAAAGACAAGGACAACAAGAAGAAGGAACTATAGAGCTTCCTGATGGAACAATTATAAATCCAAGAACAGGACAAAGTGTAACGCCTCCTCCAATTAATATTAGACGTACTACTACACCTACTACACCTACTACACCTACTACACCTACTACACCTACTACATCTACTACACCTACTACATCTACTACATCTACTACATCTACTACAGAAGATTCTGATACTACAACAGTAAAAAAAGATGAACAAACAATATTACCAGTAGAACCTGACGATTATGGTTCTAGATATGATGGTAAACAATATTCGGAAGGTGACTACGATATTATTAGGCGTGGTGGTGGAGATAAAAATTCTGATAATTTTATTACAGAAGAAGAGTGGGCTACGTGGATGCTTAATAAAGGCCCAACTCCCGGTTTTGAAGAAGGATGGACAAATAAATTAAAAGAAGTTGCTGCACAAGGAGATTTAAGACCTTCAACTGTTACAGCTATTTATGAAAAATTAGGTATTGCTAATGAAGATAGACCATTAATAGATTTCAGTGGGCCTTACCCTGTTACTGCATTAACTAGAAAAGATTTTAGTTCTGACTCAGCCTTTGGTACTTATAAAGAAGAGTATGATAAAACTGTAAAAGTTTGGGAAAATATGACTCCTTTAAGGAGAACTCAATATTTTTCATCTTTAGGCCCACCTGACAGAGCTAAACTTGATGTAACTTTAGAAGGTAGAAAAGTAGTTGGTGATCCTGCTAAAGACGTTTTAAAAAGAATAAAAGATGATTTACCTAAAGTAGATGATCCTGAAGCTATTGATACAACAAAAACTGATTTAGACACAGATAAAAGTACATTAACTTCTGATGAACAAATTCAAAAAATAAGTGCTCCTGTTGATGTAGGCACACGAACAATAAGTCCCGGTAGTATTGATGTTACTACTGCAGAAGTTAGTCAAGCAAGTGATCCTACAATAGATGCTATTTCTAAATTAAATATTGATAGAAGTACAACTAGTAAAACTCCTTTTGCTACAACTGAATTTGAAAGAGAAGCTGAAGCTATCAGAGGTGATTTATCAGAACGTGCTTCTCCTGCTGAAATAGATGCTATTAGAGAAGAATTATCTAAAGGTCAAAGAGTAGTTTTTAGAGGAGAACCTGTTGTTGTAGATCCTGTTACAGGCAACCCTGTTGTAATGTCTCCTGTAACTGCAGCAGAAAAACAAAGAAGAGAAGCAATTTTAGATGAAACTCCTGCTGAAGGGGAAGAAGCTATTATAGTAAATAACTTAGGTTATGAAGCTTCTCAAAGAAGAGAGTTAACAGGTGAAGCTGCTAAAGGTGATGCAGTTTCTTTTATAGAAGATATTTCATCTAGAGGTGATGTTTCTGCTATTCCTTCAAGAATAGTAGAGACTATTCTAGACAATCCTGCTCAAGTAACTGCTCAAATAGATCAAAATCCTGTAGAAGTACAAGCAGCTATAGCAGCTTTACCCGAAGAAGCTTTAGTATCTGCACAACTTGAAAATCTTTTAGCAGGAATTGATGAAGGTGTTACTCCTGCATGGGCTAGACCTGCTGTTCAATTAGTAGAATCTAGAATGAGTGCTAGAGGTTTAAGTGTTTCTACAGTAGGAAGAGATGCATTATTTAATGCTATTATTCAAACAGCTTTACCTATAGCTCAAAGTAATGCAACAGCTTTACAACAAAGAGCTACTCAAAATTTATCTAATGAGCAGCAAGCTAATATACAGCAAGCTTCTCAAGATATGCAATTAAGACTTACTAATTTAGGTAATAGACAAGCATCGGGATCTCAAACTGCTCAGTTAGCACAACAAATAAATTTAGCTCAAGGTGACATTACTAAACAAACTGTTTTAACTGAAGCTCAACAAACACAACAATTAAGATTACAAAGTCTTCAAAATGAGCAACAAGCAGCTATAGCTAATTTAGGTAATGATCAACAAATAGAAGTAGCTAATTTACAAGTAGAGGCAGCTAGACTTGGAGCTAACCAAAGTGCAGTAAATCAAGAAAGACTTGCTGAAATGCAAGTAGCTGCTAATTTCTTACAAAAGAATGGTGAGTTTGCTCAACAAATGGAAGTAGCTAACTTATCTAACGATCAACAAATGAGGTTAGCATTTCTTACATCCAAGAATCAAGCGGAGTCTCAAAACCTTACTGCTGCACAGCAAACAGAATTAGCAAATCTTAATAGTCGTTTAGAGTTAAATAAAATAAATTCAAATTTAGCTCAACAGATGGGATTAGCTCAGTTAAATGTTGATCAGCAACAAGCAATGCAGAATGCTTCTGTAGTAGCTAATATGGACTTATCGGAGTTCAATGCTGAACAACAAATGGAGATAGCTAATAGTAAGTTTATGCAGACTATATCTTTGCAAGATTTTTCTCAAAGACAACAATCTACTATGCAAAATGCAACAACATTAGCTTCTATGGATTTACAAGTTGCAGATGCATTAACTAAAGTAAGTATTGAAAATGCTAGAAACTTTTTACAAGTAGATATGGCTAATTTAAATACTGAACAACAAGCTTATATATTAGATTCTCAACAATCACAGCAAGTAATGTTAAGTAATACAGCTGCTGAAAATGCTGCAAGACAATTTAATGCTACTAGTGATAATCAAAGAGATCAATTCATGACTAGTTTAGGAGCACAACTAGAACAATTTAATACTAGTCAAAATAATGCTATGTCACAGTTTAATGCTACTGAAGCTAATCGTTTAGCTGCAATTGATGCCGGGAATATTTTGGATGCTTCAAAAGCTGAAGCAAGTTTGAATAGCCAAATAGATCAATTTAATACTCAAATGGATTTACAAAGAGATCAATGGAATGCTCAGAATGAGCAAGCTGTTATTCAATCTAATATAAACTGGAGAAGACAACTTAACTTAGCTGAAACTGCTGCTGAGAATGGTGCGAATCAACAAGCAGCTAATCAAACTTTTCAATTAAGTGCTGCTGAACAATCTTTTGTATGGCAAACTTTAAGAGATGAAGCTACTTATCTAAGACAACAATATGAGTCTGAAGAAACTAGAAAAACTAATTTATATGCTACTGCTCTTAGCAATGAGTCAGATAAAGCTATAAATTCTCAAAATAGTACATTTAGTAGAATTGATAATTTAATAGGTGTTAGTGGTTCAAATACAAGCCCTAGATCAAATTATAGTCCTGCTATTGATACTATGAGCAATGAAGATTTAGAAAATATAAAACGATTTACAGGATAATGTATGGGATTTTTTAAAAAAATTTTTAAAGGTATTGGTAAAATTTTCAAGAAAATTGGAAAAGGTATAAAGAAAACCTTTAAAAGTTTTGGAAAATTTATGGACAAGATAGGCATCGTAGGCCAAATAGGTATGATGTTTATTTTACCTCACATGGCAGGTGCTTTATTTAAAGGTATAGGTGGTGCAGCTTCTTATGTAGGTACAGGTATTACAGGTGCTGCAGGACAAGGAACAGGATTGCTTTCTCAGTTAGCTAGAGGAGCAGGGCATGTCATTAATGGAGCAGGTAAGTTTGCAACAAACATAGGAGCTAAATTTACTAGTATTGGAAATGGAATAAGAGAGTTTGGAAAAACTGCTGTAAATACACTTCTTCCCGGTAAGCCATTTGAAGCAGCTAGTAGTAATTTTTTTGGAGCTAATGGTGCTTGGGGTAAAGCAGTCGCAGATTTTCAAGCTACTCCCGATTTATTTAGTGGTGTTTTTAAACAAGGAGCTAAAGTTGGAGTTGATACAGCTACTGAAAGTTTAATAGATGTTGCAGTAAGTCCTTCAAGAATTACTCCACCAGAATTTTTATCTAAAGATCCACTTACATTAAAAGTAAAAACAATAAGTAGTAAAGTTGGTTTAACTCCAACAGAATATGCAGCAGAACTTGCAGCAGAAACTGCATCAAAAGATGCTTTAGCACAATTTTCTTTCGATTATGCAGATGCTGCTACAACAGGACTTTCTAAAACTAGTGAAGAAGTTTCTAAATCTTTATTAACCAAAGGATTTGATAAATTTAAAACTAATTTTAAAGAAGCTCCAATTAAAACAGTTAAAGATGCTGTAAGTACAGCAGGTCTAGTAAGCCAAGCTATAGGTGGATCAGAGGAAATAATCATGGATGATGATTATGATTATGGGTCTGTAAGTGGCTCAGTTTCTATTACTCCGAATCCTATAATAACAGGAGCAGAGTCTGTAGATAATTCTCTTCTTAATCAATACGCTCTTACAGCAGTAAATAATTCTTATAATCCAAATTATTATGGTGGTAATTCACCAAGTCCTTCAGATCCTTATTGGCTTCAGTGGATGAACTCAAACGGGAATCTTTCTTATGGATAATATTACAAAAAAATATTTTTCAAATATGGCAAGACCTATACCCGGTCAAGGTTTACTAAATGATCCTGAAAATCCGTACCCTTGGGAAAAACCTCCAAGATTTACAGATATTACAAGGGCTTCAGAGTATATATTTGAAACATTCATAGATGAAGAATTGTATCCTGATTTAATTGAATCCTTAGATAATGATGTACCTATAATGGATATTACAAGGTTTATGTTATTTAAAGGGTTTACAGAAGGTTTATGGAATCCTGATTTACTATTAAGGTTAATAGAGCCTACAGGTTATATTCTTCTTGCGTTAGCTGAAAGGTGTTCTATAGATCCTGTTTTTTATACAGAAGAAATGGAAGATGAAGCTATTGAAGAAGCTGAAAATCCAACTTTATTTTCTGAATATAAAGAAACAAAAAAAATACCTGCAGGTAAGATATCTAAAGATATAGAAGAAAAAATTAAAGACTTACCATCTCCATCTCTTCTAGCGAGGGAAGAATAATGGCAACAGGAATAGATAACTTAGGCCAAAGTTTACTTGTTGGTCGAGATCAAGGAAGGGCTGAAAAGGAAGAAAGAAAAGAAGCTCAAAGAAGAACTAGAGCTAGAGAAAGAGATCAAGCAGCTAGGAAAGGTGCTTTACTTACGTTAGGAGGTAACTTACTTAATAGTTACTTTGCTAATAAATATGAAGACTTTTCAAAACGAGAAGAGTTACAGATAGCAAAACGATTAGCTGATCAAAATAAAAAAGAAAGAGATAAGTTTGAATCTATTGCTACATTAGCACAAGAAGCTAATTTAACAGTGCCTGAATATTTTGTACAAGAAACTGGAAAGAATTACGAAAACCTACGTTCAAAAAATAAACTTAATTCATTTACATTGTTTAATAATGAAGCAAATCAATTTTTTGAAACAATAAAAAAGGAGCATGTTAATGCTCATGTTTTTGGAGAAAATTATAAAGTTGGAAACAACGATACTATAGATGCGGATAGTTTAATGGGTAAATATAATGCAACTAAAGAAGCTTTAAAAGGAGTAAGTCCTGAAGATTTTACTAGTTCTGCAGACCTTCTAAAACAAATGCAAGAATCTAATCCGAATGCTAAAAATGTACAACAAAAGTTTTTAAGACTTTTAAATTTTAAAGGTATGAATAGCAATGATAGAAGAGAAGCTTCTGAAAGTCTTATTACAGCTAATTTAGATAATTTAAAATCTAGGAATGTAGCTTTAAAATTATTTAATGAAGGCTACAGTCTGCAAGATAGTGTAGGTATTGGAAAAGCAGATGAAGAGTTTAGAGAACAGTTTGATCCATTAACAACAAAAGTTATTAAGGAAGAACAATCATCAATAGCTGTATATCTTAATGGTGAATCTATTCAAGCACCAGTTAAAAAAATAACTAAACAAAATCTAGAGGGTAAGGAAGTAGAAGTTTTAGAGCCAATAGCAAATAAT